TTGGAACGACTGCTGCGCATGACCGTGTGCCTGCGCGACGGGTTGGCCATGCCGCCCGATGATCTGAAGTCGGTCAGGCCGGTGTGGATGCCGACCCGTGAGATCTCGGATGCCGCGAGGGCCGACGCCTACGTGAAGATCAGCGGTGTGAACGAAGCCTATGCGAACAGCACTGTTGGCCTGCGCCGTCTCGGCCTGACCAACGATGAAATCACCTCGTTGCAGAGCGAGGCCACGCACAACCGGGCGCGAAGCGTGCTGGACATACTGACCCAGGATGGAGGCTTTGATGGCGTCGGTGACGCGGACGGACGTGGCCCGGCTGGGCAAGGCGCAATCCCAAGCGGTAGCTCTGGCACGACGGGAGTTGGGCCGGCTGTGGATGGAGCTGGAGGGATTGCCGCCGGCAAGACAGCGTGACATACTACTCGACCTGCTGCCGGCGCTGTGCCGCAAATACGGAGACGTCGGTTCCGTCGCGGCCGCGCAATGGTATGACGAACTGTGGCGGCGATGGTTCGGCGATGGTTTCGAGGCGCAGCCGGCCAACGGGTTCGACGACGAGACTGCGCGTGGCATCATCCGCGCGAACGCGGGACTGTTGTTCGACAAGCCTGATGGCACGCCGGCGGATCCCGATATGTTCCTCAGATGGGCGAACAAGTTCCTCGACCGCAACGTGAAGAATCCCGGAAGACTGACCATACAGGCCAACGCGCAACGCGATCCGCGCAAACCGGGCTATGCCCGCGTGCCATCCGGCGAGCGCACCTGCCCGTTCTGCCTCATGCTGGCGGGACGCGGCTACATCTATACAAGCGAAGACACCGCCGGTGTTGGCCATGACTTCCATGACGACTGCGATTGCGAGATCGTGCCCGAATGGGGCAAGGGCTCGAACCATATCGAGGGCTATGACCCCGATGCCTACGAACGGATGTACCGTCAGGCCCGCGACGCGTTGGAGAACCGTCATGCGGATCCGCTACTGCTTGAAGCGGCCGGCAACGTATCGCCGTACACGGTGACCATCACGCAGAGGAACGGCAAACGGCGAACCCACACCTACGAGCCGGGGAATCCCAACAACCTCAACAGTCTCGCGGCGATCATGCGCCGCCAGCACCCCGAATTCTTCAGGAAGGCGGACGGCAGCATCCGCTGACTTTTCCCTTTGCCGCATCAATTTCCAGCCCCGGCCGGGGCTTTTTCTATGCCCAAAACGGGCTGATTGGAGATGAAACCATGTTCAGACCGTGGCAGCCACGGTATCCCATGCACATCCGAACGGTGGACGCGCCGCCCGCCGACGGAGGCGGCGAACAGCCGCCGGATCCCGAAACGAACGAAACGCAAGAACAGGTCGACTGGAAGGCCAAATACCACGAGGCGATGAAGCACACCCATGACCTTGAAAGCCAGATGAAGGCCAGCGGCGAAACGGTGGACAAGCTCACCACACGCGCCGAAACCGCCGAAAAGGCGCTCAACGACCTGAAGACCGCACAGCAACGGCTCGACTGGAAGAACAAGGCCGCGAAGGCGACCGGCGTGCCCGTCGATCTGATCCGAGGCGACAGGGAAGAGGACATCAACGAGCACGCCGAGGCCCTGAAAATCTACCTGTCCACGGTCTCCAAACCCACGGCTCCAACCGTTCCCAACCCGTCCGGCACGCCCAGCGCGAAAACCGGCAACGACAACCCGAACATGCTGCTGCTCAAGCAACTGTTCGGCACCAACTGATTCCCAACCTTAGGAAGGCAATACCAATATGGCAGCATTGCAAACCACACAGGTGACCCTGCCCACCGACGTGTCCCTCGCCGTCGTCGGCAAGGCACACGACACCAGCACCATCGCCACCCTCAGCCCCGCCGACAAGCTCGGCTTCCTCGACGACAAGTACAATGTGTTCAACGGCAAGGCACGCGCCGAGGTCGTGGCCGAAGGCGCGAAGAAGGGCGGCTACGAACAGCCCATCACCCCCAAGGAAGGCAAGCGGTTCACCGTCCAGTGCACCACCCGCGTCTCCAAGCAGCTCCAGTGGGCCGACGAAGACGACCAGCTCCAGATCCTCGACGCCATCCAATCCGACCAAGCGGCCGCGTTGGGCGAAGCGCTGGACTACGTGGTCTACCACGCCGTCAACCCCGCATCCGGCGAAACCCTCGCCGGTTACACCGCGTTGTCCGGCGAAGCCGCACAGGTCACCGCCGGAGCCGACGCGCTCGCCAACCTCGACCTGATGACAGACCAGCTGCTGAAGGTCAACATCAACGGCATCGCCCTGTCCCGCGTGTTCGCCAACACGCTGCGCAAGCTGCGCGTCACCGCCACCGGCGCACGCCAGTTCCCGGAGATCCCGCTGAGCCTGAACGCCGGCACCATCGACGGCATCCCCGCATCCACCTCCACCACCGTCGAAGGCGAATACGCCACCACCGCCACGAACGTGCTCGCCTTCATGGGCGACTTCACCACGATCCGCTGGCGACTCGTCCGCCCGATCACCGCCGAGGTCATTCCCTACGGCGACCCGGACAACACCGGCATCGATCTGGCCGGATCCAACCAGGTGGCCTACCGTTGCGAGGCCGTGTTCTCCTACGCGATCCTCGACCCGAAGGCGCTCGCCGTGCTCAAGACCGGCACACCCGCCGCCCGCACGGCGAAGGCCGGCAAGTGACCTCGACGGCACCCGCCGAACCGTTCGCCACCTACGAGGACGTTGAGAAGCGCTGGCATGTTCTGACGGCGGCGGAACGGGAAACCGCCGCCACCCTGTTGGAGGATGCCACGCAGATCATCGTGGACACCTGCCCCAGATGGACCGAGGCATCCGAACGCACACTCAAGGCCATTGTATGCGCGATGGTGATTCGCAAGATGATCGTCGGCGACGACCATCTCGGCGTGACCAACGCGCAGCAGACGGCCGGCAGCTTCAGCGAATCGTTCACCTACGGCAACCCGATGGGCGACCTCTACATGACCCGCGCGGAGAAAGCCCGTCTGGGCGTGGGCGTTCCGCACGCCTTCCACCTGGACATGGCCGGAGGCAACCGATGAAGGGCGAGACCGTCACCGTGCTGCGAAGAGTGCAGACCGGTCTGGACGAGGGTAACAATCCTCTCTATGAGGATGTCGTGGAAGAAGTCCCCAACGTGCTTGTTGGAGCTCCGAACGGTGAGAATTCCGGCGACTCCAACCGGCCGGACGGCATCCGAATCGACGCCAATCTGTATTTTCCACGCGAGTACAAGGGCGATGCGCTGCGAGGACAGACCATCGTCGTGCGCGGCCATGAATACAAGGTGGTTGGAGATCCGTTCCCCGTGGATGGCGGCATGACTCCGACCGAATGGAACATGACCGTACCAGTGACAAGAAGCGACGGCTGAACATGGCGAGAATCAGGATACAGACCCATCGCAAGGGCATGACCGAGGTGCTGACTTCCTCCGGCGTGCTCAAAGGAATCGACCAACAGGCCAAGCGCGTGGCTTCGACGGCCAACGGCATGTACAACGCTAGGGGATACGTCGGCGACACAATCATCGGTTCAGGCTCGAAGCCCCGTGCGCACGGCATGGTCAAAACCACCGATTTGCACACGAAGCGCTCGAACGCCAAGCACAACACGCTGCTGAAGGCATTGCAGGGCGGCGGCTGATGCTCAACACCGAAACCCAGTTGGCGCAATGGCTGTCCGAACAGCCTGAACTCGACGGGATCCCGGTCAGTCTCGACGTGCCCCCGCAACGCCCAGAACGGTTCGTCACCATCGAACGGGTGGGCGGCGGCGAAACCAAGTTCATCGACACCCCGATGCTCGCCATCCAGTGCTGGGCCGGATCCCGTGTCAAGGCGGCGAAACTCGCCGATCTGGCCAAGACCGCGCTCGAACGGGCATGGCAGATGCCGAACGTCGCCCGCATCGATGTGCAAAGCACCATCAATTTCCCGCTGGACGAATCCACGCCCAGATACCAGATCACCGTCGAACTGACGGTCCACAAATACGACGCCGCCCGATAGGCGGCAAGGAAGGAACACTATGGGCACTCCAGACTCCCAGAACGTATCCGTCGGCAAGCCGCATGGCGAAGGCGGACGATACGCGGGCGGCATGTGGTGGGCCATCTCCGGCCAGGCGACCGTGCCTACCGACGCGACCATCGCACTCGACGCAAAGCTGCGTGACGGCGGCTATCTGAGCGAGGATGGCGTCACCAACACCATCGACTCCGATACCAGCGACATCAACGCCTTCGGCGGCGACCGCGTGCTGAGCGTGGTAACTTCCCGAGCGGAGAGCTTCCAGTTCGGCTTGATCGAGACCACCGAGGATACGCTGGCGCTCGTGTACGGGCCGGATAACGTGACCGTCACCGGCGAAGGCGACCAGAAGACCATCGCGGTCAAACACAACGGCAAGGACGGCCCTCTGCTGCTGCTCGTGTTCGAGTTCGCCATGACGAACAACCGCGTCAAGCGCATCGTCGTGCCGCAGGGCAAGATGGGCGAACTCGACGACGTGGAATACACCGATGGCGACCCGATCACCTACACGCCGACCATCAACGCGCTGCCCGACGCGGACGGCAACACCGCCTACGAGTACATCGCCTATGTCGCATCCACGACCCCCGCCGCGAAGAGCGCCGCAGCGTTCACCGACGCGACCGTGCCGACACTCGCCAAGGCAGCCAAGACAAAGACCGCAACCAGCAGCACGGCCAAGACCACTGCCAAGACCTCCACCAAGAGTTAGACAAGGCGGTAAGCGAGAACATCATGTAGGCAGCTACTTGAACGATCGAAGAAGTTTTGCGGTTGCGGTAGCCACAACTGGAACCATAAAGCCAAGGTTTCCCGCAGCCGCAGCAGTAGCTGCTGCTGCAGCAGCGATTTTTATAGGATCAGCCCAAGCCGTTGTCGTGCTGCTCAGATCCGACATCGCTGTTTGCTTAAAGGCTTGTTCTCCCTTGCCATCTTTAACGTCATGCTCGGCGTCCTCAGCCGGTTCGTCCACAAGGACTCGAATGATTTTCGCCAATTCTCCATTTTTGCTATTTGCAATCTCAAAATTGAGAACCGATCGTAAAGCCAAGTATTGGGTTTTACTCATTTTTTGACGGCCTTTTTCGAGATTCCCAATCGTTTGACGAGTTACTCCGATTTCTTCAGCCATTCGTTGCCCGGTCCACCCCGCAATCTTGCGGATAACCTCAAGATTCTCTTGCAACAACTTGATTCGTCGTTCATCTATGCCCATAAGCAACAGGGTAGCAAAGAAACACTCCATAAGGTAAGTCCTTTTCCATTTAGTTGCTATACTGTACTCACAATCCGTTGACGCAGCAAAGGACAACCCAATGGAAAAAGTAATCAGCAAAGTTCTCGGCATCGCCGTTCCGGCAACAATATATGGGATTGTGAAAATAGCAATGCCATACAGAGGTGCATCAGCCATCACCTCAACACTCAGCCATATTGGCGGCGGATCCATGGAGGCCGGACTAGCGGCACTCCTTTTGTCCGGGGCCGCGACTGATTTCGCCGTAGAAAACGGCATTGGACATATCGCAAAAAGCAATCTGAAGAATCGTCTTCAGAGCGGAGACAATCCGGACGAACTGCTTGATTGGGTTAATTCTCAGCCATTTTCCGACGCCCTCAAAGATTCCTTGCGGAGGACCATCGAGGAAAACGGGGGAAGGAAGGAACTGCCCGGAGACTAAACGTACACAAGTCGTTATCAGCGCAATTCTGCAGACACCGCCATTTTAGAATCTGCTGATCTCAATATTCCGAATAGAGGTCGCTTAAGATTTCAACTTATCGCTCACGCCGAAGTTCAGTCATGACTGCCGGCATGGGCGATTTTTTATACCCACAGTCATGACATTGAACATTCAAAGGACACGAACATGGCAATCATCATCAACGACTACCAGCCGAGCGGAACCGACACCATCGAAGTGCAGTTCCCCGGATCCAAGACCCGCTATCAGGTCAAGTCAAGCGACAGCCTGACCTTGGGCGACCTGCGGCGCATCACAGCTGGCGACATCGAGGCGTTCTACGACCTGTTCCCTGAAGAAGCCCGCAAGGAGCTTGACAAGCTGCATCCGCAGCAGCTGAACGACTTCATCGAAGCATGGACCAAGAACCCAAAAGACTAGGAGCAGTCCTGTGGCTGATCGACAACCACGGGGATGAACTCGAATACGAACTGATCAAAGCGGGCGTCCGGCTCAGATGGCTGGGATGCCCGCTGCTGTCATGGCATGACATCTACCTGATCGCCGCAAACAGCGAACCGGGCACACCGCTCGCCAAGGTATTGGACAAGCGGATGGCATGGAAGCCCATCGACTTCTGGATGCGCAGCATCGAATATTCGCTGCGCTGGCTCGTGTGGGCCAAAACCAAGGACGGCCAGAAAGGCCGCAGGAAACCCAAGCCTGTGCAACCACCCGGAACATCAAACCATAATCCCAACCGCCGCGACGTGGTTCGCAGGAACGATCTGGTCGGCATGGACAAACGGTCTCTGCGCGACTACCTGAACCAGCCGCGAATAGCGGCAAGCGCATAACCGAAGAGAGGCATCGATGGCATCGCTTGCCACAGCATGGGTTGACATCGTTCCCCGCTTCAAAGACCTCAGCTCCACCTTCAACAGGGAACTCAGGGGAATCGACGCCACCGGTGCCGGCTCCAGACTCGGGTCCCAACTTGGCGACGGCCTGACCGCCGGAGCGAAAACCGGCGGCACCAAGCTGTCGGACATGCTCACCGGCGTGACCAAAAGCGCCGTCACCGGCTTCGGCAAGATCGGCAAGGTCGGACTCGGTGCCATTACCACCATCGGCGGCGGTATCACGGCCTTGGCGGCGAAGGGCGGTTTCGCCCGCGCTCTGAACATCGAGAACGCGCAGGCCAAGCTGAAGGGTCTGGGCCATTCCGCCGAGACGATCGGCGAAATCATGGCGAACGCGAATCTGGCCGTGAAAGGCACCGCCTACGGGTTGGACGAGGCCGCTTCCGTTGCCGCTGCTGCCGTCGCCAGTGGCATCAAGCCGGGCGAGCAGCTGACGCAGGTCTTGAAGACCGTGGGTGACACGGCGCAGATCGCCGGCATGGGCTTCAGTGATGCGGGCGCGATCTTCACGTCCGTGATGGCTCGCGGCAAGCTGCAGGGCGACGACATGCTCCAGCTCACCAGCCGTGGCGTGCCCGTCTTGCAGGCGCTTTCCGACCAACTGGGTGTCTCCACGCAGGATGTGTCGGAGATGGTCTCCAAAGGCAAGGTGGACTTCCAAACGTTCGCCACCGCGTTGGACAAGTACCTCGGCGGATCCGCGTTGGCGGCCGGCGAAACCTTCTCAGGCGCTATGGCCAACGTGAAAGCCGCGCTCAGCCGTGTGGGGCAGAAGGCCGCGACCCCGGCGTTGAACGCCCTGCGTGACACGTTCAACGTGCTCACCCCGGCCATCGACAAGGTGAACACCGCCTTGGAGCCGTTGGCCGACAAGCTCGGCACCAGACTCTCCAACGCGGTGCAGACGGTGACGCCGTGGATCCAACGCTTCGCCGACGGCATGACCGACGGCTCCATCACCATTCAGGACATCGCCAAGCATGTCGGCCTGTTGGTCGGCGCGTTCGGCGGATTCACAGCTTTGGGTCAATTCAGCCCGCAGATCCTCGACGTGTTCACTACGGCGGGCAACGGCAGCGGCGCGTTGGTTTCGCTGGTGTCGGGCAACATGGGCAAGATCCGGGGCGTCATATCCGGCGCGGGCGGCCTGTTCACGGACCTGGGCACGCGCTGGGGCAACGCGATGGGCCTGATCGACGCGAACTTCGGCGGCGTGTTCGGCATGATGGCCAACCGCGCCAGAAGCGGGCTTTCCGGCATCGGCACCACGATGGTCGGCCTGTTCGACTCGAAGATCTACCTGCCGTTGCAACAGGGCATCGGCGGCATCGGCGCGAAAATGGCGGCACCGTTCCAGGCGTTGGCGGGGCGTGTGGGAGGCTTCCTCTCGCCGGTCACCAGCGCGTTCGGCACGGCGTTCCAGGGATTCGGCACCACATTGGCCGCGCCGATACAGGCCGGATTGTCCGGTATCGGCAACCTGTTCCTGAATTTCTTCAACCCGGCGAACTTCCTCAAATACTTCAGCATCGCCGCCATACTCGGCGCACTGGTGCTCGCGTTGGGCGCATTGAACACGAGCCTCAGCGGCCAGTCGCAGACCTACGTCACCGAGTTCCTGACCATCACCCTGCCCGGCATCGTCACCCGCTTCCAAACATGGGTGGCGGAACAGTTGCCCGTGCTGATGCAATCCGGGTTGACGCTGCTCACGTCGGTGATACAAGGCATCACCGCGAACCTGCCCCAACTGCTGACCACGGCGACCATGCTGCTGACCACATTGGTGGACGGCATCGCCAACGCGCTGCCCACATTGATCCCCGCCGCCATGCAGATGATCATCACTTTGGTGCAGGGCATCGCGGACAACCTGCCCAGGATCATCGAATCCGGTTTGAACCTGCTGGCGAAGTTCGTCGAAGGCATCATCAACGCCATACCCCAACTGGTCGCCGCGTTGCCGAGAATCATCACGAGCTTCATCGACGGGATCCTCGGCATGCTGCCACGCATCATGGAAACCGGCGTGAATCTGCTTCTGAGGTTCGTCAACGGCATCATCGACGCGATACCTCAATTGGTGGCCGCGCTGCCACGGATCATCAGCGGGTTCGTCAACGGCATCGCACGTCATCTGCCGCAGATCCTGCAGACCGGCATCACCCTGCTCGGCAAGCTCGTCGTCGGCATCATCCAAGCCATACCCCAGATCATCGCCGCCCTGCCCCAGATCATCTCGGCGATATGGGATGGCCTGACCTCGGTGGATTGGGGTGGCTTGGGTTGGAACGTCATCCAGGGCATCAAGAACGGGTTGATGAACGCGGGCGGCGCGATCAAGGACGCCATCCTCGGCCTGGCAAGGAACGCGTGGAACGCGGTCAAGAGCTTCTTCGGCATCGCATCGCCGTCCAAGCTCATGCGCGATACCGTGGGCATCATGGTCGGCCGAGGATTGGCCAACGGCATCATCCAGACCGACTCGCTCGTGACCAAGGCCGCGATGAACCTTGCAAGCGAAGCCTATGCCGCGTTCGACCAAGCGACCGCAAGTCAGGCGTTCAATCTCGACGCGCAGGTCGGCATGGAGCACACCATGCAGGCCAAGCGTGTCAAGGACGATCCGGCTGTCGGCGGCGTTCCGGTTTCGGAGCGTGGGTTGTCGAAGGAGGATGTGATCGACGCGGTGAGCGAGGCGTTGCAGTCGTTGCCGGCGATGCGACTGCTGTTGGATACCGGCGTGATGGCCGGCCAGCTCGCGCCCGCCATCGACAAGGCCCTCGGCAACAGGAAGGCAAGAGGCTACTGATGCTCATCAACCACCAACGGATCCGAGGCCTACGACTCGACAAAAGCCATCTCAGCATCGATGGCAAACCACTGTCCGATCTTGCGGTGTTCGCGGTGGCCGGCGGGATCACCATCGGCGATGCCAAGCCGGTCACCACGTTCCAATCCGCGCCAGGCCGTTCCGGCGGCTGGGACATGACCCTCGACGACCAGCACGGCTACCCAGCGTTGCAACGCCGCGAAATCAGCGTCCAAATCGCTGCTACCGGCGACCCCATGGAAATCGGCGAAGCCAAAACACTGGTCGGCGGACATAATGGGCGCAACGTGCGAGTCGGCGGGTTGACGGATCTCGGCGAATTCCACGGAAGACTATATGCCGGCGCATGGGAGGACCACCATGACGCGGCTGGCACGATCAAGTGGAGCACGTGCACGCTCACGTTGAACGCCGAACCCTACGCATACGGATCAGCGCAGCGCATCGATTTGCCGGTGGACGGCAAGGCCATGCACGCGCGGATCCTCGGCAACCGTCCCACATACCCAACGTTGCATCAGCTGGTTGACGAGAAGGTGGACGACGTTGCCCCGGTGTCCACGACCCACACGTTCGCCGTCAACGGCCAACAGGTGCATGCGTACAGCACGCTCAGGGGAGCCGGCCTATGGGACGAGGCGCACGAACTGATCCTCAACTGCGAAAACCGGCGAACAACATGGCAAGGCGAGGTGATCCCGATAGCCATCGACGACGATTACCCGAGCATGCCGCCCGGCCTCAGCACATTCAGCGCGACCATCACGCCGAAGACGAACGTGAAATCGTATGCGCAGTTCGTCACTTATACGCCGAGATGGCTCATATAACCAAGGAAAGGAATCTCTCATGCGTTTCGCGTGCTTCGATCGGTGGAATAACCCCAAGCCGGATCCCACGGGCATAACCGAGGCCAAGTGGATGACCGGCGTGGATGGCACCCGCAGCATGGAGCTCACGTGCGTGGGCGAAACCAATGTGGGCAAGGGCGACCGGATCGTGTTCACGGATTCGCGCGGCAACCTGCAGGAAGCCATTGTCGTCTCACCGGAACACCGGCGCGAAGACACCCGAATCATCACCAGTCTGGTATGCAAGGGCAGCATCCAGGAACTGGACGACACGTTTATCGAAGACAAGCGCAACCGGAACGCCACCGCCACCCAATGCCTGAAGAAAGCATTGGAGGGCACGCGATGGACAATAGGCATGGTGGACGGCGACGGCACCCTTGCGGATCTGAGCTTCTACCACGTCTCCGCGTTCCAGGCCGTCGAAGCGATCGCCTCAAAGTACGGGTTGGAAATCACAGCCAGTTATCTTATGGATCCGCAACACCAGCGGATCACAGATCGGGCCGTCAACCTCGTCAAAGCTCAGGGCGACCAAGTGAACGAGAACCTGCGCCGCTTCGAGTACGGGCACGACCTGAAGGGCATCACGCGCACCGTGGACGCCACAGGCGTGAAAACCCGCCTCTACGGGTACGGCAAAGGCCTACCCACCACCAATGAAAACGGCGAGGAAACCGGCGGATACGGACGGCGCATCGACTTCAGCGACATCAACAACGGCAAACCCTACGTCGAAGATCTGGAAGCCACCAAACTCTGGGGCTTGCCTGGCCCAGTCGTGGAGACCGTGGGCAAGAATCTGGTCAAAGGCGGTGGATTCGAGCGGACTTACGCCGACGGATGGCTGCTCATTCCCACGGGATCCATTTTCGACGCCTTGATCACGGCGGAGGGGAATGTGAAACCCCATGAAGGCAAGAAGATGCTGCGCATGGGCACCAACTCTGAAAATTCTGCCAGGGAAGCCATGGCCGACTACATCAAAGTCAAAGGCAACACCATCTACGAATTATCGTTCTGGACCTACGGGCCGGCGGGCAGCACCTTTGACGTGACCATCACCCAAGACGTGAGCATCTACCCCTCGTCGAACATCACGCTGGAGGGACCAAGCAACACCGGAAGCTGGCTTCAAACCATACGCAGGTTTACCACACACGCCAGAGCCTCATTAGCGGACATACGTCTGACCAAACCGACCGACACCATGTACTTGGACGGAGTGGAACTCCATGAAGTCGCGGCCACCACCTTGCATCCCGCCGAAGGCATCTACGAGAACTCCGACTGCGAGGACAAGCAGCAGCTGCTCGATGAGACCAAGGCGGAATTGGCGCGGCGCAGCGTGCCGACGGTCAGCTACGAGGCCGACATCCTCACCTTCGTCAGATCCGG